CAACAGCCACTACAGGGTCTCCCAAATCGTTTCCGGCAACGACAATTCTTCCCAATCACGTTCCGGCTTAGATCGGAAAGTAATATACTTCTCGTTCCCCGGCGTGGTATCTTCAAGGCGAGCGCCCTCACCATCGAGCAAGACAGGCTCCGAAGGATATTCATACTCTCCAGTATCTTTATTCAACGTCTGGATCTTGATTTTCCTATATCGGACGCCGTCCCGAACAATCATCCCATCAAAGTCTTCCTCCTCACCGCTCAAAGCTTCCAAATAGTAAAAACCCTGATCCAATACTTGTCGATCATAATTTTCATTCTCGTTGGCCAGCTCTATTTCAAATGATATCCGCCAGTCATAGGTGCTCCCAGTCAAAATCCGTATAGCAGGAGAAATGGATTTCATCAGCGCGCCTCTAGCCGGAACCGGCATATCGGCTATCTTGATGGGATTCTGATTGACTGAGTTATAGTATTCACGAATCTTTTTCGGATTCATGTCAGCCGCTGTATAACTCTTGTCGATATAAATTACCTGCCTCTTTTCCGTCTCGATCAGCGGCTCAATGAAGTGGCTGCCAGCAGAGTTCAAAACGGGAACCTCATCACCGTCTTCGTTGAGAGCCTTCCATACGGCCACCTCATAAGTGTTTTGCCCGAACCGAATGCGCGTAGCAGCAGCGGAGCCTTTCTGAACGTAGGTTGCCACCCCCTCGAAAATCACATCACTTTTATCGTCCAAAGGCCTGATTGTGTAATTTTCAAGTAAAGCATAGCCCCCACCGTAGTACACAAGATTCCACGGGAGCTTTCCGTTCTCTACCAGACCAAAACCGGATGTAGCCAACCAATTATTGGCAGCGATAACGTTCGTCGCCACGCTGGACCGCATTTGGAATAGCACACGATAGGTAATGTCCTGATAATGAATGCCCGGAGTAGCATTCACTACCTCCAGTTTTTTAATGGACACAACGAAAGACATTTTTCATTCCCATCATCATGGCAACGCACTAGCAGCTTGAATCGTTGGACCACCCATATCGAAAACAGGAAAGGCTATATTCGTCGATATACTTTCCAACAAAACGTTAGTTTTCTTTTGCTGCGCAACCTGCTGTTCAGTATTTTTTTCCGTCTTCTTCGCTATCTCGTCACTCTTGCCCACCACGGCTGTGTATGCCTCCACCGTTCCCTTTTGCACCGCAGCCGCCTTATCAGCCATGCCCATTCTCAGTCCAACTTGCCTGACAGCTCTCTTCTCAGCATTCGCCCGCTCAAGCTCCCATGCTCGTTCCAGTTTTTCCCGAAGGGCATTCCTAACGCCAAGCCCCTTCATTTCGCGTTTGTATTTCAAATCTATCGCCGCCAGCGTCCGCTTCAGATCGTCTTTAATACCAGCGATCCGAAGATTCTCCAATCGACGCTCAACTTCCTCTTGCTTACGCCTAATCGCATTTTGATATTCCAAACCCTGGGCGGTTCGAATCAGTGCCAGCGCCCTCTCGTTTCCCTCCGCCATTCGCCGCTCCACATCGTATCGTTGAGTTATGAGCGCAATCTGCTTATCCAACCCATCTCTTTCACCCGCAATAGCTAACTGTTGTACTTTATCATGCCACCGTTGGACCACGTCTGCTATCCTGGCCTGTGCGGCCTCTTCCTGATTAATCCTGGTTTGCAAGTCAGCCGCAGGCGCACCGGGACCGGTCAGCGCCCCCTCATATGCCTCCTGCTGCTTGGCTGCAAGAGCCTCAATTCGACCCGTCCTAAGCCATACACTATCAATCTCTTTTTGCAACTCAGCTATGTTCCGATAGTGGGTTGCTATCTCTTCGTCCAACCGCACAGATATCATCTCACGCATGGCCGTAGTTGCTCGTTTATAGGCATCAGCCATGCCACTGATAGACCCAGCCACCGCATCTATTTCAATACCTAAATCTCCATATTTATTCGCCAGCTTCTCATTCAGCATCTGCGCTTCTTTGATCTCATCAGCGCTAAGTTTTCGTTTTTCCGATAGCTGCTTCAGCCGCTTCAAGCGCAGCAAATCCACTCGCCGCTCTTTATCTCCCTGATCCAATAATTGCCCACTCACAGTCACAAGTTTGGCCGTATAACCCGTCAATTTATAAATGGCATAACCCGCTGCCGCAGCCACTGCTACAATTGCCGCCAAAACCAAGTACATCGGATTAGCAGCCATAAACGCCATTGCAGCATTCAAGCCAGCTATAGCCATCCGCAAAGCTTTGATGCTCTTGACTACGACCCATATTGCGCCATTAGCAACCAGCAGAGACGCCCCCCATGCCAAAAATCCAGCCCCCACTGCCGCAACCGACTCGACAAGCCAACGATTGTATTTGATAAAACGTGTGACCGGATCTAACGCCCCCTCCAAACTCTCAGCCAAACGAGAAACAGCCGGAGTCAGCGACATACCGGTAGCAATCGCAGTTCCCTCTACAGCAGCCCACATCCTGCGCAATGCGCCTCCGATGCCGGCGTCCATCTCGCGAGCCGTACGCGCTGCCGTCCCTGCCGCTTCGTCAATCGCCCTATTCAGTTTGTCAAAGTTTGCCACTGCCAGCTTCAACCCACCAGAAATAGCGCGCGCTCCGAACATCTCCCCCATAATTTCCAGCCGCTTCAGCCTGGGCAATTCTTTTATTCGTCTGCCAAGGCTCTGCAAAATCTCAGATACGTTTTTGAGTTTGCCGCCAGAGTCTTCCACTTGAACGCCAAGCGCCCGCAGTTTGTTTTGCACTTCCTTGTTTGCAATCCGCAACATGACCATCCGCAGCGACGTGCCCGCCATCGACCCGCGAATGGAAAAGTTAGCCATTGTGGCTATAGCCTTGGCTGTCTCCTGTAGTGTCATCCCAAACTCAGCAGCTACGGGAGCGGCATATTTCATCGACTCGCCAAGGTCGGTAAGAGTCTGTGCCGAACTATTGGCAGCTGCGGTCATCACATCCGCAACTTCGCCCATCTTGCTCGCATCCAGTACAAACGCGCGAAGGGAGCTGGATGCAATACCTGCCGCCTCGGCCAAGTCAGTGCCTGTCGCCCGCGCCATGTTCAGCAAAGGCCCGATAGCCGCTTCTATCTCTTGCACGGCAAACCCAGCCCGACCCAGTTCCACCATCGCTGCCGCCACTTGCGAAGCCGTATAAGACGTAGTGCGACCCAAATACTTCGCCTTCTCCGACAGCGCTGCAAACTCCTCACCTACCGCTCCCGTAACCGCCTTCGTCAGCCGCATCTGGTCATCAAACTTTCTGAAAGTGCCAACAGCCTTTAGAAGCGGAGCCGCGATTCCCACACCAATAGCAATGTTCAATAAACCGGATGATCGCAAGTTTTGCCGAAACGTTGTAAGTTTCTGTTGGACATGCGTTAGCCCTTTGCTGAACTTCGTAGTGTCCAACACAATATGTGCAGCCATACTACCTAGCGATTTAGGTATCACGTTCCGGCCTTCCTATAGCAGCCAACCCCTGAACCCAAGCATACACTCGCTGTTTGATTTCATCGACCGACATAGTAGAAACGCGACGTGGGCCAAACTTCAGGAGGAAATCCTTCACGTTCCATCGCCGCCTCTTGGTTGCCGTAGACATGCGGATCTCCATAGCGATCTGGGCTAAATACCAATCTATCTTTTCATATCGCTCAGTCTCGCTATCAAAGTATGCAATCCATAGTCGAACTTCACTAACCGGGAGCGTTTGTTTCAGCTGATAAATAGGCTGGCCTAAAACTGACGCAAGCCTGCACCAAAACAATCCGCCCCCACTAGTTAGTTTTTTTCCGCGTCCTCCTGAAGCTGTTTCTCAGGCACGGATAGCTCATTCAATTCCGCAGCAATTGCAGCAAGCTGCTCCGTCAGCCTAGCCCCCCATGCTCTAATGCGAGATGCGGGAACAGGCTTTCTATCCTCACCATCTACAACAAACATCGTAGCGGACAATAGCTCAACATGTGCGCCCCGAAGATCGCCTATTACAATCTCCTGGCGCATCTTTTCAGCACCCTGCCCGTCCGTTTCGCCGGTTCCCGCAACCTTAATTTGTAACGATTTACCCAAAGCATCGAGATACCGCTCACGGCCCGCCGTAGTCAGCTCCCTGATTTCATACATTTTTCCATCAATTTCAACCAATTCCGTGGTCAGTTCGGAACTAAACGAGCGCATCATAGTCTCCTTTTATACGCAAACTCGCCAGCTTACTTAAACGAACGTTGGAGCAGACTCGGCTCCAGTATCGTCCTCGCAAGTAACGACGATAGCACACTCAGCCGTAGGCATATCACCCTCAGTCAACTCACCAGGCGTAAAGCTCTTCAGATATCCGTAAAACTTCAGCACGGAATTATCAGGGAACGTCACAGTGATAAGCTGGTTGACGTTAATTGCACCATAAATCGTTGACAAATCAGAAACGTCATAAGCAGCCGTAAACGTGCCCTCCGCCAGCTCTTTAAGCGAGCGCGGGTGCTTCGTTCGCCACGCATCGTTGGAATGCGTGGTAGTGTCAATCGCATCACCACCATCCGCACCAGGAGGCGTAATGCTTTGCGGATCTAAGATCAAAGAAAGATCCGACGTTGCAAAACTTATCGTCGTCCCATATCCATCTTTTAATGTTGCTGTTTTCATTGCTTTGTCCTTTCTATTCTGTGATGGACTGTACAACCATTGCATACTCTAGGTTGTAAATCCATCGCCCATTGTCATCTTGCCCCAAAGGGAACACACCCCGTGACCGCCTGGCAATAGCAAACATCACCGTCTGCCCATATTCCGCAGAATCCCCAACCCACGTCCACCGATCAAGCGCATCCATTGCTTCCATACACAGCTTAGCCCGATACGCGCCTGGTTCGGGCAAAACACTTCTAACTTCTATCACTACGGTAGGGTCATCCATGATCCCACTCACAAACCGCCCCCGCTTTTCCTCTGCCTCATCATATATTGTAATGCAATCCAATGGCCGTTTCGGTCGGGCCGCCGTTGCGATGGACCAATCGACCGTCGGGGAATAAACGGCTCCAACACCTTGCTCAATGAGATATTCCCGAACAATCCGACTCACGGGATATTTTATAACGTTCGGATTAGACACGATCCACCCGCAGCCACTTGGTGATTTCTTTATTTATCTCCGGAAGATTGTCCACAATCGCCCGCTCCAGAAACTTCCTGCCACGGGGCCAGGGGCTCTTGAATTTCACGCTCTTCCTTGCCTCATGTACAAACAATGCATATGCCGTAGTCAAATATATCGTGCCTATCGTCTTTCGGCCCGACTCAGTTACGCGCGAGCGATGACTGCCCATAAGATTACCCGTGTCTACGGGAGTGCGCTTCATAGATTCCTTTTGGATAAGAGCAAGGGCGCTGACCATCGCCGGGCGCAGATTCCTCTTCATTTTTGCCGCAACCCGCTCCAGGTTGCGCAAAATCTGTTTTTCGCCCGTAATTTTCACACGCCCAGCCATAGCTATAACGTCGCCGTTCTCAAAAACTCACGCGCCCGCAAGTCCGGATTTTTCTGAAAGCCCACGATTTTATGTGCTCCCACCACTGTCTCCGGCGACAATCCCGTCACTTCCGACAGCGCCCCGAAATACAAATATCCGTTCACTTCCACGTCACGATCCACCATAACGGACGAGTTATTCAGCACATCGTGAGTTTTCGGATCCACCACTTTTCCTTCCACACTATCCCAACGACAACTGATCTCCACAGGGTCGGGAAACGTCCATCCACCGTCGCCATCTTCCACAGGTGGCCCCCAGTACACCGCCGTCTGTTTCATAGCCTTGGTAATGATGCCCATCAGATATTATTCTTATCCCAATCTTCAGTTCCGAGCCAAGTCAAACTAGGAGTAATAATACGCTTGCCCTTTTTCAATCGCTCATCCAACTCGGCCAAACCACCAACTGTATCCAACCGCTTCGCCATTTGGCCATAGTGCGTTACGTCCAACCCAAGATCGACCTTGCTTTGATAGCCAGCCCCCACAGGCCCCGCATGTTCAGACTTTGCTCTAGGATCACGAATGGCATAAAAATGA